CGCTGCCCGACCCCAAGCACTTCGCATTTGGGGCGTACTGGCGCAACATCCGACCGTTCTTGGAGCAGCACTGGGTCCAACTGGTGGCGCAGGAGTGTGCGGTGTACCACCCCACCCGTTTTGCCGGCCAGTTCGACGCCTTGGGCTACAGCAACTACACGCAACGCGACGACCTCACCCCCGAGGACGCCAGCGAACTGCTGACGCTGCTGGATTGGAAAACGTCGAAGAACAAGCGCGACGCAGCGCTGGTGGAGGACTACTGCTGCCAGCTCGGCGCCTACGCGACAGCGATTGACTATGTCTACGGCGTCAAACCGGAGCGTGCGTTGTTGGTGATCGCACGTCCGCACGGCGACTTCCCCGACATCTGGGAGCTAACGGGCGAGGAACTGCGCGACTACGGCCGCAAGTTCATCTCCCGCGCCAACACGTACTACACGGCCCAACACGGTTTTGAGCAATGAGCGCCCACGAGGACCACTACCTCCCACCGCGCAATACCACAACCGCGGTTTTGCAATTCATCCCTGAGCACGGCATCCCAGCCCAGCCCGACCTTGTCTTCACGGTCCGGGGCATACGCACCGGCAAGTGGCTTGGGGTGTGGCTGCGCGTCTTGGTTGAGGAGCACCGCACCGACCAGCTGGACGCGACCATTCAGGTCTGGCACCACCACCCCAGCGGCGAATTTACGCCGACTGAGATCACGCATTGTGCGTCATAGCCATGCGCATCACACCGCCCCCATGCCCTGAGTGCGGCAGTCGGCGCATTCATGTGGTGATCACCCGCTCCAGCCGGGACAACCGCCACATCCTGCGCCGGCGCCACTGCAACAGCTGCGACCACCGCTGGTACACGCTGCAGGACGCGGAGCGCATCGTGACGAGCGCCGACTTCACCTGGGTCGGCCGTGACACAGGCCAGGACGTACTCATCCACGAACGCTCCACAACCCAAGCCACGACATGAACACCAACTACTTCGACACCGCTCTGGGACAACTGCCCAACAACCACCCCTTCAAGGACTCACTGATTGATGTGCTGGACAGCGCCGACTTCGTTCACAGGTGGCTGCGCGACCGCGACTTAAGCGACCCTCAGCTCCTGGTGGGGCTGACAGACATGATCCTGACCCACCAGCGCTTGGCCGCCTTCAACACCGAAGCTCCCACCGAGCCCTAGGCACAAATACCTACGCCCTAGCGCCCAAGGCGCCCGGCAACTTAGCGCTGCCGCCCCAGCTCCATGTCGCGCCCCAGCAACAAGGCCGCCGCCAGCGCGATTGAGCGTTACGCCCGCGCCAACATCGCGGATCGCAATGATGCCTACGGGCAATTCATGTATCACGCGGAGCTAATACGCCGGGGGCACACAACCATTCACCAACGCGACCTTGCAACGCTGCCCCGCAAATACCGCGAGATCATTCAGCAGTTGCGTCAGGGAGCGGCAACTTAGGCGCAAGAAGCCGCGCCCCTGAGCGCCTATGCCGATGGCCGACGAGAGCACCGACGCCCAGCTAGCGGATTTTGGCAACCCCGCCCCAGCTAACCCGGAGGACGTGCCTCGTCGCCGCCAGGCATTCACTGCGCTGGAAATCGCGGAGCAAGTGCGCATTGTGCAGGATTGGCTTTCTGAGGGTTATCGCCCGAACCAAATCCGGCAGCGTTGCGCAGATCGTTGGGGGATAGCGACGCGCACAGCTGAGCATCGAATGGCCGCGGCCCGCCAACAAATGATCCGCGACATCAACGTGATGGATCGCGCAGAAAAGGTGAGCGAGATGATCGAAAAGCTCGAAACAGTTATTCAGATGAGCATTGAGCGCAACATGGGCGCCAACGCCATCGGCGCGATGAAACTTCAAGCTGACCTGCTCCAGCTCGTCAAAGCCAAAGGCATCTGACGCGCAGGGGCGCAAATTCGCATTCAAGGCGCCTGCGGCGAAAACGCATTCACTAGCAAAATCGCATTCATCGCCTATAGTTCTGTGGTCTCAGCAGTGGGACAAAGGGCGCCCGTGGATGATCCCGGCGCCCGGATTTTCTCCCCGCGCCCCAAGGCGCCCCGAGACTGAGAATCGTTATCACGCCCAAGGCGCAGGGCGCTGCCTAGTGTCTGGCCCCGGCTCCCCACGCCACCCATAGCGTGGCCCCAGCCCCACGAGAACCGCGCCCAAGGCGCCCCGATCCGCGCCCCGGTGTGACAGGCGCACCCTGACGCCGTGCCGCTTGTGGGCGCCCTGGCGCGCCCCTGCGCCCTGCGCGCAGCGGACACAATTAGGACACAAAAGCACCGCGCCGGGCGCACCGGCGCAGCAAAAGCCCCGGGGGTGAACCGGGGCGCGTGGTCGGAAGGGCGCCGCGGGCTTCATTTCATGTAATGGGGCGACTGCAGCGCGATTTCCCAATCGGCGAGGGATGCCCAGCTGACGCCCACGGTTCCGCCCCCATCGCAAGGGCGCAGCAGGGCGCTGATCTCGTGGGCGGCGAGGTTAACCTCCAGCCCCAGCAGATAGAACTGAGCGCCGTTGTTGTTTGTCAGCACTGCGCCGATGAGGGCGTCAGGGGACAGGGAAGTATCTCCAGAGATTTTCATGGCGTGAAATGTGGGAAGGGTAAGGGCGCCCCGGCGATGGGGCGCAGTGTTCAGAACGGGCAGTCCGGCGGCACTGGCGAGGCGCGGGCATCGCCGGGCTGCGCCTGCGTTGTGGGCAGTCTGAAGCGCGTTACGGGCGCGGAGATTGCGCGCCGGAACTGCGCCAGGGCTGCAGCGTGCGCCCGCGTGGCTCGCACCGCCAGGGCCTCATCCCCTGCAGCCATGGCACGGCCCGCGATGAGATCCAGGCGATGGAGGGAAAGCATCGCCTGCCGATCCAGTTCGGCCGGCGTGGCTGCATCGCACAATTCGAACGATGCGGCCGCAACGTACCGGCGCGCCTGGCGCAGGCTGACGCCGTAACGCTCGGCAAGGGTGGCCGCGGCGAAAGCGGAACCGGCGCCTGAGCTTAGGAGCTCCAGCGCGTCGCGTTCACGCGCGGCCCGTTGCGCGTCTGTGGCGCGCTCAGCCATGCCCCGGCTCCTGCTGCGTTGCGCGCTGCAGCATCAGGGCGGCCAGGTTGCTGACGCTGCGCCCTTGGGCGCTGGCCTGCGCGCGCAGGAGCTCGAGCACCGCTGCAGGGATCACAATTGTGATCCGGGCGGATTGTGGGCCGATCATGGCTGCACCCCCTGCAGGGCGAGCTCAGCGGCCTTGCGTCCGGTGCCATGGGCGCGGAACACGATGGCCACGTGTGAGGGCCGCGCGGCGCACAACTGACAGCGCGCGCACGTCATTTGATCGAACCGTTGCGCCGGGCAAACGACAGCGCGATTACCGCCGGCGGTTTCCCACGCGGTGCGCTGATCATCCGCGGGCACAACAAACACGGCGCGCAGGCCATCGGCGATGGCTGCGTCGGCTTCTGTCTCGCTGTGACAACTGGCGTTAACGGTGAACCCGTGGGCCGTGGCGGCCTTGAAAGCCTGCACCGTGGCGGGGGTGCGCTTGTGGTGGCTGTAAGTGAAGCCGCGCCGGCCCCGGTTCGCTTCTGTCAGTTGCGCCAGGGCGGCGCGCCCGGCGGCAGTTCCGGGGCGCCATAGGTCGCCCGCCTGATTGTGTCGCCACAACTGCCCGGCGGGCAGGGCGCTGATTGCCTGCAGGAATTCCGCCCATGGAACACCGCGGCGGCCTTCTGTGACAGCGCGCCAGTGGAGGGCAAGCGGCCCCCGTTCCGCGTAGCAACCGTTTCCCTTAAACGGGCAAATAGCGGCGCTCGGGCAGGTTTGGGCACTTGACGTGCTGACAGGGATTCTGCCGGTTTTGGCGTTAGCGCTGGAGGGTGTGAGATGAAAGCGCAGCCGGCCCGCGGTACGGGAGGGCGCACCGGATGCGGTAAGGGATTGTGCGGGCATGATCAGCACACCCCCAGGAGCCGAGTCCAGCTGTCGGGCGCGTCCGGCTCAACCGTGCGCCCGTCCGGCGTTTCAGCAATGGAATCCAGCGCCCACGCTTCCACTTCCCCAAATGTGGGCACCGGCCACCACTGGCCGCGCCAGAACATTTCCACGCCATCGGCACCGGTGCGCAGCAAATCAGCCGCCACGGTTTCGTGGGCCGGGAATTGATCGGCGGCCTCATCACCGGCGGGCGCGTAGGCAGAGTCCAGCGCGGCGGCGATGGCAGCCGCTACGTCTTGCGGGCCGGGATTGTCGGGCAGAACCGGACCCTCTAGGGGTGCGATCCGGCGATTCTCGGCCGCGGCCACGTCAAGCTGCCACGTTTGCAGGAATCGCCAGCCGCGCGGATTGCGAGCATCGATCTCACCGGCTGCGCTATCCCATAGGCGCGCAAGTGCGACCGCGGATTCCTTACGGGCGCACAACGGCGCACCCATAGAAAGGCCGCTGGCCGTGTGGGTGATGGCCCATTGTTTCGGCGCCAGTTTCGTGCCGCCGCGCATGGGCGGCCGATGCACGGCGAGGTTGTCGCCAACCCAGACCGCGGCGATATCGCGCGGCCCGGCGGCGGTTTGAACGGTGATGGATTTGGGCATTGTGTGAGCCGGCGCGTGGCACCGGCAATAAAGGGACAGGGCGCAGGGCGTTACCACTGCGCGGGATCACAGCCGGGCATCGGCGAGGGCGCGGCGGTGCTGATGGCGCTGATCTCGCGGTGTTCCCAGCCGTGGCGGGGCCGGTAGATGTAGACGTGTTCACAGCAGCAACCATCCGCCCACGCCATCAGCGCGGGCGCGTCTGCAAAGCGCCGGGGCGCCACGTCTTTCTCGCCGCGTTCGTGGTAGTAAAGGGGCTGAGCCTCGCGGTCGCCCTGGTGGCGCCAGTAGCCGGCGGAATCGGTCACCGGTTCGCCGTGGGCGTCGCGGATGGTTGCGCCGCTTTGCCACGTTGTACGGGTCCGCAGGCAGGAAATATCACCAGGGCGGATCAGCGCAGCAGCAGCGCGGGCGCTGTTGTGGTGGGCCTCCAGAAGCGGTAGATGGTGGGAGGGGTAGCCATCCCAGTGGCAGTAGACGGCGCGCAGGCTCCCATCGGGGCGCTGCAGCGCAATGGCGGAACGTGTGGCCATGTTCAGTAGGAAGTGGCGGTGGAGATGACGGGCGCGGGGCGCGTGGCGCAGTGCTCGGGCGACAGGCGCGAGAGGGCGGCCTCGGTGACGCACCGGCGATGGGCGAGGGCAGCGGCTGCACCATTGGCAGCGGCGAGGCCAGCGGCGCAGACGCCGAGGGTGAGGGAAGCGGCCAGCGCGCAGCAGGCCGCGTAGGTTGCGGGGCGCATGATCAGAGCCCGTAGGCGATGCGCTCGCACTGAGCGCGCAGGCCGCCAGCGTTAACGCAGCGCTCGAATCGTGCGGCGCGGGCGTCAGCTTGTGCAAAACCGGCGGTGAGCAACAGGGCGCCGGTGAACATCAGGCAAGCGGTGAAGAACAGGCCGGCCTGAGCGCGTAGCTCGGTGGAAGTCATGGTGTCTTGTGCAGTGGGAAGGGTGAGGCGCCCGGCTGAATCGCAGGGCTGAAAATTTTTCGCGGCGCAGGATGCTGCGCGAATCGAAAGTTTTTTGGCCTCGATCAAATCCTACCTATGGAGGGTTGGCAGATCCAGCGCAGAAGGGTGCAGCACCCCAAACGTTGATATTTCTTTACGTTGTGTCCAGCGTACCTGCTGCAGTGGCAGTTACTCAGGCCTGGACACGCTGCGCTGCAACGGATCTCGGCGATTCCGCACCGCAGCGCTGGCCACGGGCGGCGCCCTCTAGCCCAGGCACCCCACCCCCACACAAAGGGCGCGCAGGGGGGCTCACCCACCCCCTATCTCACGTTTGCACCCCCAAAATCCGCCACATCTAAATAGGTAGCGCTCATTTAGTGCTCCAGGTCGGCCTATGTAGCCCTCCCCCACCCCTGCTCCCAGCCCACCGCGCCGGTTCGTACCCTATGTATAGAACTGAGCGCAGGTGTTCGTGGGGATTTTGGGCATTGTTCCTGGCGGAAAGTGCCTCGACGCGCCCATCGCGGTGGACACGCGCTGCAGCACGACCTACACCGCGCTCCGCGACGCCATTTACGAGTCGCTGTTGCCGCACCAGCGCGCCTTCGTCGACGACATCGACCACCTGCTCCTGGGCTTATGCGCCGGCTTTGGCGCGGGCAAAACAGTGGCGCTCGCCGCGAAGTGTGTGTTCCTAGCGATGGACAACCCGGGCAAGGTCGGCGCCGTGTTCGAGCCCACCTTCCAGATGGTGCTCGACGTATGGGTCCGCAGCTTCGACGAGTTCTTGGACCGTTTCAACATCGATTACGACTACCGCGCCAGCCCCCAGCCGGAGTACACCCTGCACCTGCCCCACGGCCAATGCACGATCTTGTGCCGGACGTTGGAAGCAGTGAATCGCATCCGAGGGACCAACCTCGCATTTGCGCTCGCCGACGAAATCGACACGAGCAAGTTTGAGTTAGCGCAAAAGGGCGCCGAGATGATCCTTGCGCGACTGCGTGGCGGCACCAACCCCCAATTCGCCTTGGCCTCCACGCCCGAGGGCTACGGCTTCATGTGGAACACGTTCGACCAGAAAGCCGGTCCCGACCGCCATTTAATCCGCGCCAAGACCCTAGACAACCCCCACCTCCCCCCAGGCTTCGTCGATTCCCTCTACGCCAACTACCCACCCCAGCTCCTCGCCGCCTACCTCCAGGGCCAATTCACCGCCCTCGACAAAACAACGGTCTACAGCTACTTCGACCGCGACGTGCATTGGAGCGACGAAGAGATCCGCGCCGACGACATGATCTACGCAGGTTGCGACTTCAACGTCGGCACCTGCTTCATCGAAATCTGCATCCGTCGCGGCGACGTATTCCACTTCGTCACGGAGTTCCACGTCAAAGACACGCCCACGATTGCCACCCGTC